TTCATAATAGACACTCTTAAGTGGCTACTAATGTTCACAACTTCAACCTCAGTCTGTATTGCAGATCCAAACATTAATTTGTCTGGATCGTAATTAGCGAGGAATCGGTTACTCTCTTTCCATACCTTGTCTAACATAATGGTTCTCTTCTTTACTTCTCTTAATTCGAGAACTAAAGGGTCAATATCGGGTAAACAAATACCAGATAAGCCATCCAGTACTTTAACTGGATCAGAGACCTCTTTTATATCTTCAAGTCTTAAAATGACAGAAGATAAAAAGTTATGTAGACCGTTAATTAATGGAATATCTTTAAGGAAATTTCGATCTTCGATCTCAGCAAATTTGAGATCAAGCCAAGTTTCCTTCAATCTTAATAGATTGTTGATATTCTTGTTAATTAACAGGGAGCATGAAAAGTACACTGACATCCGTATTAACGGAGTAATGTCATGTGGTAGAGCTATTACCGGATTTCATCCGGCAATATAAGATCTAAGCTCATCTTGTGTTAACAAGTTAAGCCTGAATCTTACTGCCACATTATAATGGTATAAATACTTACGAGCCTTGGAATAAGTTAATTTTCCAAGTCTTGGTAAATATATACCATCATAAACCTTACAGATAAAAACGAATACTGAATTGTTAAAGTATACTTTATTAAAATAATCATAAAGTATAGTTAACACCACTTTAGGTTTTCTAAAATTTTGAAGAATACCTCTAAGTGGCAGTCCAGTAAATTCGTCTGTCCCCCTGATTCACCTCTTAGCAAACTCATAAGTATCAAAAGATACATGAGATTTATTAAGAGATATACTAACCCCTAACTTAGTCATCAATGAAATGTAGCGTAATGCTACACGATCATGGTTTATAACGATATCATCACCAAGAAGTATATACTTCTTGAATGAGAAAAGTTTAAAACCTTCTAAGTATGCACATCAGTGCACACAAAGATGATGAGTAAGTGTAAAGGCAGCTCAAGAGGAATATGCTCCCATAGGTTGTCCCACAGCATATCTATGATTAGATACAACTGTGTTCTTAACACTATAGGAGAATATTCTGTCAGTCAAAAGTACTGCTCAATGTATTGCTACATTGTGTCCGAAAATTTCTCTAATAACCTTCTTTTGAAGGGTAATTGGGAAACGATCGGTAGCAG